CTGTTTCATCTGAGTCAGGGTTATTTGTTACGGCAGGGTCAATAGAAACTGTAATTCTTGATAGCGCAGGGGCTTTCTTTATGCGGTTGCGTTCAATTACGCCCTTAGTCCATAACGCGCCTTCTGTATCTTCAAGGATCTCACCATAAAGTTCTTGCCTTCCCAGTCTTGTGCCGTTATAGCGGGCCTGGAGTTCCAATAGGGCGCTAGGGGCTAGGTTCTTAGCATTATCAAAGGTAGATCCCCTTGTGATGCTTACAGACCCATCTGAGCGGTTTGCAAGCATACGGATTAGGGGAGTTGGGCGCGGTGTAGTAGTTACAACTACACGCGGTTTCTTGCCCAGGCGTAGGCCAAACTGCAACTGATCCCATGCGTCTGAATATCTATATGCCGCTAATTCATCACACCAGGCCCCATGATGTTGCGGGCCACGGAAACGGTCAGGTTGATCAGCAGAAAAAAGTTTAATGCGTGATCCGTTTACCAGGATAATCTCACCCATAGATCTATTCCAGTGCAACAGCATCTTGTAACGCTTTAACACTGTAAGCACACCTGACTCACCTTCTGCGCAGGTATCTCTAGCATCTGAGAATGTAGGGGCAACAATGGCCCATCTTGTATCAGGGTTTTCTATTGCTTCCCAGGCTAACCATTCTGCGGCTGTGCGTGTCTTGCCTGCACCACGGCCTGCCATGTACAGCCAAATGTTCCAATCACCTTCAGGCGGTAGTTGTTCCTTCCGCGCTAAATGGTTCTTCCAAAGATAACGGCTGGCCTTCACTGTGCTGTTCAATGATGGCGGCATTTGCGGCTTCTCGTTCTGCCGCGTCAATAATTCTGGCGATACGCTCAACTTCTGCGTCAAGACTTCCTGTTCCGTCATAACTCACCACTTCCGCTTGTATCTTTTGTGGGGCATCAATACCCAGGATCTTTGCCCGTCTATCAATAACTTTTAGCACATAATCTGCCGCTCTGAGATTGCCCTGGATAGCAGGCTCCCAATAAGTGAACTGCAATGCGTCTAAGCGATCTAACTCAATGCGCCTGGCTTCTGCTGTTGGTTCTTCCAGGGTGCGAGCGCAAGCGCGTTCATAGGCTTTCCACGCTCCTGCTGGTGATGCGTAGCCCACTTCATTAGCAATCATTTGCCAGGTCATACCAGTGCGGCGCAGATTAACTACCGCTAACTCACGGTCTATCTGTGCTGGCTCTGGTGTTTTTCCTGACATAGTTACACTGTAATGCAGGAAAAAAGGTTGCGCAAAGTGATAATTATTTGCAATCCGTAACACTCATTGCTTCATGGAACTTCAACGGTGTAATAAATCCATGCTTTTCTGCGTGTGCCTGCATATTGGCTTCTGCCACATTTAACTGGCAATAGTCACAATAGCCGTTATTCATCAGGGAATAGTTTGCCTGTCTTTACTAGGTTAAGTCTTGCATCTAATAAATCATCAATGCTTAGTAATAACATTTCTTTTTTGCGCCAGTCCATGCGGTTGCCGTATTCATCAGTCTTTAGCATCTCATTGATGTGCTTAATGGTTTCATCAATGTCAGCAACAGTGATTTCATCTGCTATCTGTACGGTCATGCAAAAACTTTACCGTTTACTTACGGGTCTTTGCTTTAATTTCCGCTTCATGTAATTCAAACAAGTTTTCTAGTTTTTCGGCTAGATCATCTTTACCTTTGACGCGTAATCTATCCGATAGTGCGCCCAGTGCGTACAGCACTTCAGGATCCTGGCTAATTACCATTCCAAACCAAACCAAAATGGGCCTAAATCAATGCTAAGCGCCCAACGGTCAATGCTAAACCCAAAACCAAAGCGCTTCCAATTCATTCCTAAATGGATATAGAACTTGCCGCTTCTAATTTCCTTGTTCACTTATGCCCCCTTGCGTGAGTTGCGCTTGACTAAATATGCTTCTACATCTTCACGGCGGTAATAGACATTACGCCCTGACTTTTCAACCCATGTAATTGTTTTACGGTGTTGGATCTGGCGTAAGTTATTCATGTTGATGCCTAAAATTTCTGCTGTTTCTGCCGCGCTGATCAAACCATCTTCTACCATGGAAATGCCCCTTCTAATTGGTTATCTGTTGATTGCTTTCCTTTAACCATGCGTGGCACTACACCAACATCAGTTGCAGTAATTTCCATGCTTGTTTTTTCTTTGCCTTCTTTGTCTGTGTAAGTTGATTGCTTCATTGTGCCGTTTACAAGCACTGCATCACCTTTTTTAATCATGTCGGTTGTTGCTTCAGCCTTTACGCCAAATTGCACAACACGGAACCACATAGTTTCTCCATCAACCCAGTTATCATTTTCTTTTGTGCGGGGTGTGTAAGCAACGCTAAATGTTACATAAGCGGTGTTGTTTTTAGAGAACTTTAGTTCTGGATCTGAACCTACATTGCCTTTGATTGTGATATTCATTTAATCGCCTTCCATTAGGGTGCATACATTACCGTCATTATCTAATAATACAATTCTGCCGTCTGGATAAACCATAGGTGTCTGCTCTGGCTGTTGCCATGAAGAAACCATAAATCCTTTGTCAGTAGCCCAACTAGGGTTAGCGTGGATACTGTCAGTGCCTAAATTATGGCAACCATGATGAACCCGCATCAAATTGGCAGGTGTGTCTTGCCCGCCCCTAGATTTAAGTTTGCGGTGGTGCAGGGCCATAGACTCTTGCGCCCTGCCCCCACATGACTCACAATAATTGCCTGCTCTTTGTTCAACTATTTTTACTACTTTTTTGTCCACATTAGTACCAACCACCCCTGAGATCCGCGCCCGCTTTCTTCTTCCAAAAAGCCCAAGCGCCGCAAGGTGTGTCATATCGCTTATAGATATAACGCAATCCTGCCTTGATCTGCACTTGTGGATCTTTAGGGCGAACAGGATAACCATAATTTACCCAGGTTGAATTGAGAAATTGAGGAATTCCAAACGCTGTACTGTGCGGATTAGCCGCATGAGCGCGCCAGCCGCTTTCTTTATGCCAGAGCAAATCCAAACATGCAAACTCACGCTTTGCATTACGCCATTGTTTTTCCACCATGTAAAAAGCATAACTTTTAGGCTCTAATGATCTAATCATTTGCTCTTGTGTTTTTAATGGCGCTTGTGCTTCTGCGCTAGGAACTACAACAAACCCAACCGCTACTGCGATTACTAAAAGGATTTGTTGAATACGCTTCAGGCTTTAGCCTTTGGCTCCTTTAGCGCAACAGCCGCAGTTATTTGTACCGTAAACCCAATCACCGCAATTTTTACAACGGTTTACATTCTGATCCATGATTTACCCCTTTCAGGTTATTGTTTGGACTAGATTATTTTACCTGTAATTTAGGGGCTAAAGGGTGTTCAAATGTCTTTGCGTGGGCTGTGCCGTTAGGCTCAACAAGCACAATTTCACGCCACATGCGACACATTCCATGATCTACAAAGCGGTTATACATAGATACCGCTTCTAGGGCGTTATCAAACCTACGGATAAAAGTTACGGATCCATCTTCTACTACCTGGATCATGTACTCCCATGTATCAATCTCTAGTGCCATTGCCTTCACTCTCTTTCTTCCGTATATGTGTACCCATGCCCACAAACTTTGCAGGTCACGCTTTGATCTACATTGCCCCAATCATCAGTTTCAAAATCTTCTTCCCATATCGCTTCACATTTTTTGCCTTCCTGATCGCAGTCCTCACACCGTTCATTGCAGACAATCTCACGCGTTACGGTGGTTGAATAAATCCCTGAACCCATCATGCTGAACCCTGGACTCATGGCTTTACCCCCCAAATAGTTGTAAAGAAGATCTTAAACCAGGCTTCAAATTGGATCCAAAACTTAGACCAGTCATAGCCATCAAAAGATAAGGCTGTGCTGGTGTCGCTTAGTGCTGTTGCTGTATCAATTACGGCAGTTGATGTTTCAACCGTAACTGTTTTGGTATCTATCGGCGCGACTGGTACGGGATCTTGTATAACTGGCGTTGGTGTATTGACTGTAAATCGCTCTACTACTGGCGCTGGCGCGTTGTTATTAGTTACAACCCATTCATTAGTTGTGGCTTCATGTTTTACATCTACGCCAGGGTTATTGTTGCCAATCCCATGATGAACGCCTACACCTTGCAACACATAGCGCTCACCTGGTTGCAAAGTTAATGATGAATAAAGAGATCCTGCACCGCAAGTAGCGGCATCACACATAATGGCTCCACCTATGGCGTTGCCTTGCGCATCTACTTTTACATACACATCAGCGCTTGCTGTCTGTGCTGTTGCCATGGCAAGAACTAGCCCAATTATTATGCGCTTCATGGTGTCACCACCAAATCAATCATTTTTGAACATGAGCCATAGCCAAAAGTGTTGCCAGGCATATTGCCTACATAACAAACATCTCTAGTGGCGTATGTGAACAGGCTTACAAGTAAAGCAACTGTTACCCATAGAACCACATACCCGCGTGTTGTAATTTTCATGTGCATACGCCTTCCTGCTGAACTTTTCTAACTTTAATTATGTGTGCGTTAGGAATAGCCAGTTCAACCATTTCCTGCACTGCTTCACGCTGTAACGCGTTAATCATTGACTTGCTTTTGTTGGCAGGAATAGAAAATTCTTCCTGGTACACATACATTTCTATTTTGAACTTCATTTTTTGCTTTCCTTTACTGGGTAGTTCTGAAAAGGATTTGGGGCATAATGCTTCAATTCCTTGATTGCGTTGAAACAAGTGATGCAAATGCTTCTGGCAGAATTGTTGATGTAAAACCCAAAAGCATGAGTTGAACCGTCACACAATACGCATTTCATTAGTTTGCCAACCCTTCTAGTTCATCTCTCATTTCATAAATCTGATGGCCTTCAACCATAGCCCAATGCAACTTAGGCTTAACAGAACCGCTTGAACCAAAATACAAATTAAGGCTAGGGCCTTCTCCCATGCGTATTGGGTGACGCATTTCAAAATCAACGCGCACATTTTCAGTTTCTTTGTCCATAGCGCAAGCAATTAATTGCTGTGCAAGAAACAATGCTTCTTCTTTTGTAATTGTTGCAATCGTTGAATGATCGCCTAGTAGTTCTAATTTTTCTGTATCAACTGTGTTGTAAACATATTGACGCATTTGCACCATTTGAGTTGTAGCCATTTTTTGCCTTCTTTCGTTTTGGGGGCTTATGCCCCTTGGTTGGGATAATTATTACGGATTATTGAAACAATTACAAGCACCTTTTCAGGTTATTTTTTAGCCAGGCAACGGCGGCAGATCATGGGGTGAATGTCTGTCTGGAACGGGCTGACATGAATAGGCGGGGTCTTTGTGTCCATGATTGCGTTGTGGCAGGTGGCAACACCCGTCATTCTGTCCACGGTATGCCACTTGCCGCCTGCTGGCGCTGGATAAAAAATGTAAGTGCGCTCGCGCATGATTAGTTGCCCCCTTTCATTTTGAAAAGAAGGTTTGGTGCAAACGATTTTGCACATTCATTGCCAACAGGCCAGCAACCCATGTAGCCAGCGTGGTTTACATCTGCTTCAGTGCCATCTTGTAAACGGATTGAACCGCCATCAATAACTTCTACAAACCATGGGTTAGCGCCAACTTTGCGCCCGCACTGAATACAATAATTTTCTGTTGCACCAACATTTGATTTTGCATCTGCAAAATTTGGTGACTCTCCTGCTTGGATCTTTACTGTTGTTGTAGCCATCTTGCGCCTTCTTTCTTTGCCCCACTCTGGGGCTATGGGTCAATCTTAAACCCATAAAAAGAAAAAGCGCAACATTTATTGCAAGTTTTGTGGAATTTTTGCCCCTACGCTTACGCTTACGCCTGGGCGCTCCCCATAGATCTTGGAAGCGGTGATGCAGGTCACTTGCCCGTCATCACGGTAGGCAACGGCTGTAAGGCCGTCTAAGACCGCTCTAATGAGTTTGTCCAGGTCAGGGGCTACGGAAGGCTCTGAACGCGTCACTGTGCGCGGCCTAGCCATTGTGAACACCATGTTTATTTCTACTGGCTCTGTATGTGGTTTTGCTCCTGCGGTTTTTGCGGATAAACCGATAGCAGATCGCCACGCCGCCAGCGCGGATCCTTGTGAATGGATCACATAACCGTTGATGACTTTCATTGATCCTTGTGGGATCGGTTGCCCATCAACAAAAAAATTAATCACACAATAATTGTAACCATGTCTGTTACAAGTTCAATGTGAGAATTTCCGTTTTCATCAATCACATTTACATCATAAGTACCAATACGGTCTGGCCCATCAATGTATTTAACTGTGTGAACATTGTTTTGAATAACAATTTGATCACCGCAATTAAGGTGCATAGGTTGAACTTTTACCATAGTAGCCATTTTGCAACTCCTTACAGTTGTAATGATTACATAAATGGTAACAGTTATCCGTAATTGATGCAGTTACACCTTCTTCAATAAAGACCGTAATGTTTCTGGCATAGGAACGGCGCGAGCGCGGGCGGCTTCCTGTTCTTCAAAAAATTTCTGTGCTTCTACGCGTTCACGGGCTTCTTTCTCTTTTGAAATCCGTAATTCATCAGCCTTCTTTTCTTCAGCGCTTTTTTCTCTTAGCGGTAAAGCGTCATCAAGCCATCTGTGACCGTTTAACCAGGTAGCAGGGTGCGCTGTATAGGCATCAACCCTGTTTGGATCTCTGGCATATCTTCCAGCCCCCGTGAGGATCACTGCTACTGGTGTGTGCTTAGCCGCTTTTGCAAATGCCGCTTCAGCAGACTTCTTAGCAACTTTTCTTGGATAAATCTTCCAAAAAATTTCAAACTCATTGTTTATATCTAAGTTCTTCTTAGATAGTTCTTCTAAAGAACCCTGGTTATCCAACTGCGGTTTTCCAGGTGTCGGTTTTCCAGGGTACGGTGCTTCAACACTAGCCGTAGTGGGATTTTCAGGGCTTGGTACTACATCTTGTGGTGAGTCATAAACATAATTAATTGTTTCAAAAGTACCGTTGAGTAAACGGTTGGTCACTGTGCGTATGTAGCCACATTCCCGTAATTCTTTGAGCGCTGTCAAAATTGCGTCACGGCCTTCCTTACCTGATCGCGCCAAAGAGTCACCAGATACACGCCAGTTATCAGGGCGTGAAAGGATCTCTAGTAATACCCCACGCGCTCTATAACTCAATCGGTTATCCCTAATAACGGAATTAGAAATTACAGAAAAGTTACTTTCAAGCCTGGGTGATCTGATAATGCTCATTGATTACCTTTCATTAACAATTACGGCCTTAAAATAATTTTGAAACTCACTTACATTAACAAATACAACTAAATCAGTTTCATCAGTGTCTTTGCGTGTGTGTAGTTGCGGTTGCAGGTGCGCTAATTTTTTAGCAGGAACCAGCATAAGCCCATCAGAAAACCTAAAACAAATCCTATGAAATGACTCAGCGTTATCCGTGTAGGGCGGTGCAATAATCATTTGTTGTAATTTATTAAATGGAAAAATGGCGGGGAACTGTGAAGAACTGTTAAGCCATTTGATCTCTAAATCACCAATGTAATTTTCACGCCCGCCGTCATAAACGCGCTGAATATGAAAATCTGTAAAATAAAACTTAGGCGTTGCTATCAATTTCCAGGGCTGGTATTGAACTAAAGTTCTTGCCACAACTTCTTCCCGTTTATTGTCACCCCAAACCTGCCTAACTGGTTCCATTCATGCACTCCTTAATCTCAGCAATAGTTATGCCCAACTGCCGTAAATTCCATAGTGCGCGGCTACGCTGGTTGGGATATTTCATAGGGTCTTTCATAGATACACGCTCTACACTGGTCATTCCACCCCAAACGCCGTATTGTTCATTTTCAAATGCGTATGTCAGGCAGTCTTTCCATATTGGGCAGGCCGTACAGATAGAGCGCAATGAGTTGATGTATTCATATTGCAAAATGCTTCTTTCTTCTTCAACAGAATAAAAAAGATCAGTAGGGATTTGAAGTGACTTGCACTCAGCCTTATCCCAATCTATTTCGTCATACTTGGGCAACCTTCTTCCCCTTTCGCATCAAAGTACGGGCAATAGTCTTTGCAGAATGTTGCGCGTTTTTCTGGTGCGGGTGCAGGGGAACCATCTGCCACCAT